TATTTCACTCAACTCATTCAACAACTCATCCTTCCTAAGATATTGTTTCATATCACCCCTTTGTGGGTGCATCCCTTTTCTCCCCACCTTATTGTAGTACCCTAATGGCACACCTGAGTCAGTTCTACGTTCGAGAACTGATGGTAGTTTGATACCAGATTCTTTGAGTGCCATGTCGTATGATATTTGATCTCTATTACAACCTACAAGAGACCACTTATACCATGACTCATTAAATTTTTTCATCTCAGGTGACAAAGTTCTCCATACTATTGTTCCTAAAGGACTTGCATAAGTTCTGAAATTGTATCCAGTATCTTTGAGTTTCTTTGTAAGTTGTATCGCATCATCATAACTGAAGAAGGCACATGTAAATCCCTCAAGCATCTCATCAAAGTATGAGAATTTTGATGCGTGTCTCAACATGGTAAATGGGAAACAAATTGTACTTCTTTTTATGAATTGAAAGGTATGTCTATAGCACCCATCAATCCATATCGTGTTAGATCCATCAGGAAAAAATAAGTGTGGATTTGCTTTTGGATAAAATGATAATCTTCTTGGACATTCCTCATCATGATAATCTCTTATGTCAATATATTCCCATGGTTCCACACTCGTATCAACTGTGCCATCATGAAAACAAACATACCTTACATCAGGATGATAGTAATTACCTTTAGGAAATTCATCATATCCATTAGTGATGCACGTATAAACAATCATATCTTTTGGATCAGTATGTTTATTCATTTCAAATGGAGTGTACTTGACACAAGCATATAATTTATTTGAAAATAATAATTCAGATTTCTCATAGAAAATAGATCTAATTTCATCAATAAAATCTATCCTCTCCTTGACAGAAGGATTAGAATGTAAATTATATGAATCTTTATAATCTTTCAATCTGTTTATTCTTTTTCCCATCTCTAATTTTATCGGGACTCTATGTATTTTGAATGATAGAGGTGATTTATATCTCACACTCATTAGATACTCAGCAATAGAACTAGAGATCTGATCTCTATTCACACCCAAGTCGTACCACTCTCTCCACAACTTGCACCAATCTACTACTTCTACAGTCAGTCTTCTCCATATAAGACTGTTGATTGTTTGATTATAATACTTGATAGGATAACCAATTTTTTTTATCTTCTCACACATTTCAAGTATCTCATTTTTTGTAGAGAAACCACACTCATATAATTTTTGAAACTCCGCAAATAATGTTCTTGCATCAGGATGTTTCTGCATAACAAAATCATTCTTATCGAATAATTCTTTGGATAAATTTACAATAAAATCTGATATTGTATAGCATGCATCAAACCATACGGTGCACTCATTAGCGTCGAAATATAAATCAGGTCTATGTTTAGGATGATATGATTTTCTTACAGGACACTCCTCATCTATCTCTAGTTTTATATACTCGTACCCCTCAACTTCTGGTTTGTCTCCATCATAAAAACATATAAATCTAGCATCAGTAACAGGTGGTGATTCTAATCTATCATAACCATTTGTTATGCTAGTATAAAAAATCATTTATTCAAATTGAATCGCTGTGGTAGTAGGTTACCCTGTTGTTCTGCTAAAATTCTATTGGTTACATCACCTGGTTCACGAGAGAACCATCCCGTTGCGATGTACTTTGATACATCACCTGTAAGAAATGCTCCTCTATGCACATGTGTATATGTTGCAGGCCATAAAACTACAGTTCCTTTTTTAGGTTGAAGTGATAATTGTTGATGAAAGAAATCTGTTGCACCACCATTTTCTACAGGCACATCATTCAAATATATCATCCATGTCAATACTCTGTCACGATATAAAAAACTACCATTTTCAGAATGCCATATATGATATCCTCCTCCCGATACTGTCTTCTGTACTTTACAAGTCCATGATGATACTGGGTCACAAGAGTCACTCAATATACCACAATATTTTTGTGAGTAAATTTCAAAGCATGCTCCTACTGCTCTATTGATTTCCATCGCCAGAGAACCATCTGCAATCTCAAGGTAGAGTTGTTTATCATCTCTGAATGATTTGTTTTCTCTAAATTGTTTTGAACCATAACTCACTGCTTCTAGTTTTAGTTCCTTCCCTTCAAACTCTGTAACTTTGTGATCAGTATCCTGTTTCAAAATATATTTTTTATGATGCCAATACTCAAAAGCATCTATAACTGAATCACAAAACTCCCACTTCAAAAAATTTTCAAAAACACCTATGGCACCATGATCAACCATCTCTTTGAATTCTGGTTGTTTGTCCTCTGGTGGTAGCACAACTTTAGGCACCATTTCTTGCTTCCTCCTTTCCTTGATTTATGTAGACCATTGGTGGTATTCTACCACAATATTCATCTAATTGCATCACTTCTTGTATTTTTACATCAGCACCTTGTTCTCTCCAAAAATTTGTTAGAGCATGGTTACTGCTCTTGTGAAAGATATCTATGTGCTCTTCATGTATAGCAGAACCCATATCTAATCTGTAATTGAATAGTGGTGTGGCATATGATTTACCACTATCAAGTATCAAGTCTTCGGAGACTGCTCTTGGTCTGATGTTTTGGTCGATCTTCCACTGCGATCCCCTGCTGTGAAGTTTGAGAAGTTTAGTTGCATGATGACGAGTAATAAGGTAGCAAGCAGCAGAAAAGTCATTGATAAATCTATGATGTAATTTTAAGGTTATACCATTAGGATTTATAATGGTCAACTGTAGACAATCAAATGCTACAGGAACTCTACGTCTTACATCTTTCCATGTAAAATTCCAATGACCTGCTAGTGATAGGTCAACATCATCTTCCATAATAAAAATCTCATCATGATCTGTCTCCTCTACAAAATATTTGATAGCAGATAGATGAGACATAACACATGCTAACTCACCATCATTCATATTTGGTGGCACAGTTCCTTTGAGGAATGATTCATACTCAGCACCATCTATACCAGTAATTCTATGGTGATCTTTGATCTCCCAATAATCAAACTGTTCCTCCATGTATTTTTTTCGCTCTGGAAATCTGTCTAAGTTTATCCATAAGACAGGAGGAAAGTTTGCTAATTTGAATACTGCTTTATTTTTATCCATTCCTCTCCTTTAGATAATCAACCTCCTCATAATATTTGATAAGAGATTTCTTACCCTTTACTTTCAATATCTCCCATAGTTTTTTATTGTCTTCACAGTATGGATTATTGAACCATGAGTTCTTAGTTCTCCCATGTTCAAGATGATAAACATAGTCATCTATTCTAGCAACACTTGACAAAAGATTGAATCTAAAATGTCTTTCGTCATCTTCATATCCATATGCTACAAAATTTTCATTCTCACCACCCAATTTTTTATACTCCTCTGTGTCAAAAAACTGACAGAATCCATACTTAGCATCCCACTGTCTCATGTGACCATTGAAGTATTCATAATTGAATCCAGAGTTTATAAAATTTGTTACCTCATTATCACCAACATGACATTGGAACTGATAGTTACCACATCCATACGGATATATTACTTTGACAGGTTTTCCATTCTCCACATCAGGATGCACCCACCCCTTTGCTATCATGTTTGTAGCATTGATATATGATTCTAATGGTAATAAAATATCACTATCGTAATTTACAACAACAGGTGTGTCCACCATCCACAACATGTCATTGAGAATTTTTGTTCTGTGGAATGTAAACTCCTCACTCTTCTCAAAGATATGATGAATACATTCTAGCCACTCAGGTTCTAATGCCTGTTTTAATACAGGTAAAACTTCTCTCTCATATACTGATGATTCATCTACCTCTTTGACAATTATTTTAGTATCGAAATTACGAGTAAGATATATCAATATTGTGATGATATTTCTCATACGATCAGCAGTTTCAATCCTAAGTGGAATGATGAACGTGGTCTTAGTTAGATCAAATCTTTTTACAACTTTAGGTGTAATCATAATACCTCCCAATTGTCACAGTATAAGTCAGACGTATCATGATCCTTGGTATATCCTGTACCAAACCATTTCTTAGGAGCGATGATTCTTTTATCAGGATTCTTACTCAACCATGACCCCCACCATGAGAATGATGAGTTGGCAATAATAAAATCAGAACACATAGACATCATGCACAAGTCCGCAAGATTGTCACCACCTTCTGAGATAAGGAACCTGTCATCAGGGAACTCAGTGCTACACCATTGAGGATCATCAGAAAAAATAACCACTGTACGACGGTTATCAAACTTTGACAATGCAGTATCATAATATTCTTTGGGGCAAGGTGGATGGTTGTCACAATTTTGTATGTAATCACCACGACGTACATGCAATGCGATTGGATCTTGCACAGTCGAGATCATATCTTCACATGGTGCTTTGATTTCATTCTTGAACTCAAAGTCCTGTCGTATTTCTTCTTCTATAATATCAAAATATTTTGTGCTCTGCAAATATGCGTAGACATTGTGTCCGTCTGGCATATTATCGTATAAATTCTGATCAAAATGGAAGTGTGCTTCCTGTACATAAGGACCAGGACATACACCTATGGTTGTAAGACCTTTGAGTTTGAATGCCTCAAATAATTGATGATCATTCCACTCATCTTTGAAGTCACTTTCTGGTATCATGAAATCAAATCCACGGTGAGCAGCGATACCTCTAAGTCCAGCATACTGGAACATCTGATTGCCTAATCTTCCGTGTCTTCCTAGATGGTTGAATCCTATAGTCATACTAAGTGTTTGTTCTTCAAGTAATCAATTTCCTCAGGAATGAGGTGTTCGTTTGATCTTTGTGTTTGGTTCCTATGTTCTCTATTTGATATATGTATATCCTTTAGGACAACTGGATCTCCATGATTTTTATACAGTCTATAGTACATATCACAGTCCATCAACATGACCAAGTGTTCGTCAAAATATTCTTCAATACCATTCCTAACAGCAAGAATTGAAGGAGAACTAAGAGTGTTGACACCCTCCAATAATCTGTCGTTGTAAACTGGTAACTTTGGGTTGTAATGTGTGTGACCATTGTCAAGAGTGTGAGCAAAACCTGTCACTGCCCATGATACTTCTGGAGTGAATGCTTTGTCAAGTTCTTCAGTAAGATTAGATGTCAAAATGAAATCATCTGAATATAATACTTTGATTATATCTCCTTCTCCCATCTTCATAGCATTATTTGTATTGACAGAGATGTTACCCTCTTCTGCTTTCTTGAATGTGATGTTTAGAATATCCCAGTAGTCATTCAGTGCTCTGAGTATCCTTGTCTGATCACCTTGATGAGATACACATATCTCAAAGTCTTTGAATGTTTGTTTTGATAGAGGGTATAATATGTCAAACATATATTGCTCACACCTTGCATGGTCGTGAGTGGGAATGCAATAACTTACTCTCATAAATCAAGCACTACTTCATATGGTTGACATCTCCTACTTCTTAGT